CAGATTAGCTTACTCTCGTTGAACTTGCCGCCAAGAGGCCCGAATATCTGTTTGCTGCGCTCTATCGCATCCTCTGACGATACCGTAGTGCGCCGGAACATGATCGCGTTGAACGCCGAGCCGTAACGCTTCTCCTTGATGGCCCACTTGCCCAAAACACCATCTGTCTTGCCGCCGCCGCGCGCTCCACCAAAGAAAACCTCTGGGAGCGGACAATCTACAAGCGCCTTTTGCGGTCCAGCCTGCGGACGCCAGACGCTAATGTTCTGCGGCATGTTCCTTTGCCCAATCCTCTTCTGTCATGGGCTCATCGCTGATTTCGTAGTTGTGGTTCACGTTCTCAGAGCGTTCGACAAGGAAGCCGTGAAGCTTTGCTTTGCCCATCGACGCAGCAACAGCAGCGCTAGCGCCCTTCTCATCCTTCATCGCAAGCTGTCGCGCCGCCTCTAGCTCTTCGGTCAGGCTTTCGAGCGTTACGCCCACCTGTTTTGCTGCACGTTCCTGCAATTCAGTGATCCGATCACGAACCTTGATGTTTCTTGACAGGCGCGAACCCGCTTCTGCGGCTGACTTCTCTTCGACTGTGTAGCCCGCTTTTAGATACGCTTCTGTTGCTGAGAGGCCCTTTGCTACCCCTTGGGCGAAGCGTTCATGCTTAGCGTTGGAAAGAACTGGCATTACACCGGCACCACTGAAATCAACTGCCCATCGACCTGGACGCTGTTGCGCATGGCCTTGGCCCGACGCTCTGCATCCTCGAAGTCATAGGCAAACAGGTTGAACGTGTATTGTGACCCGTTCATTCGATAGGAAAAGCAGAAGGCGTAGAGAATGCCGCCCTCGCCGTCTGGGCGAATGTGTTCCGGGTCTGGGCCTTCGCGACGGTTACGCTCTGCTGCGAGGTCGATAACGTCGCTCATTGCATTCTCCATTGTTCCAGGCTTCCCACCCGGATTGACGCGAGACACCGCGCGCTGCGGAACACGAAAAAGCCCCGGCGCTAACCGAGGCTCTGGTATTGCGAAATTCGGATATTCAGACCCTATTGTATTTTATCCGAAATAATCGGACTTAGGGCTTGCGTTATCCGAATTGTTCGGATAGATTGGTTTCAACAAAGGAGACCGACATGGCAAAGTTTCAGTGGAACAACGAAGAATTCACAAAGGCCGTCAAGCTGGTAGACAACCTCATGCCTAACGCTCTTGAACCCCTGCACGCTGTAATGGGCGAAGCCTTCATGCGTTACGTCGAAGCAGCCGTTTCAATTGGGATACTTCATCGCTGCACAGAAACTAGCCGCTACTTTGCCATCAACCCTGCATACAAGGCGTCCTGAATTGACCCCCACACAATTCGCCGAATGGCTCGCAGAGATGAAGGCCCGGTTCACCGATATCAAATCGGACGCCGACTGCGCCCGCCTTCTCGGCAAGTCTGACGACACCATTGTCAGCTACAAGCGCAAAGGCACTGACAGGACTGTTGCTCTCGCTTGCCGCGCCCTTCTGCATCGTCTTGAACCTTATGGCTCCTAGAGGCTCTGGTATTGCTTGGGAATGAGGCGGGAGCCGGATTTAGGTTGGTATGCCCTCACATCCAACACCGTTCGCAATGAGGGATTGCGACCCGCCTCAACTTATGAGAGCGCCTTGCCCTCTTGTTCTGTGTCGGTCTTCTCGGCCACCGTACCGACAGAAGTGGTGCAATGCGAACATCGACGCGGCAATAAGACGCCTAGTTCACCGCCGACACGCAGCCCATGTCACGTTGATGACCTTGGGCAATTAGAACCTCTCCAGACTGCTGTTCAGAAACGACGATCAGCGCCCTGCACGCTTCGCCAATTACGCGCTGTTCCGGCTTGAGCTTTTGAAGCGCCGCGATCAGCGATTTAACGTCCGTGGCATATTCCTTGACCATCAGTTCGGCTCCTGCCCTTCGCGCTCTAGGACCGCCTCAAAATATTAGTCTGGGGACGCCTTACGGCGCAGCATGGCTGGAATTGAACCAGCGACCCTTTTGGCGCTACTCGGACCCGGCCTCCGCACTACCAGAGGCGGGCGACCCTTTCGTCTTAATACCGTCGCTCTACCGAACTGAGCTACATGCCTACGGGTCAGTGTAACCCGCACCCCAATCTGAATATTACTACGAAAGCTCTCTGCCTTCCATCTCAATCACAGCGTCCAGCATTTGCTGCGTCTGCTCTGGTCCAATTGCTTCAATACAGACAGCAGCAATGGCGGCGAACAGTTCTGCGACTTCCTGGGGTTCTGTGATTTCGTGTTCGTCGTCGTCTTCGTCGGCATTGATGAGGGTGAACATGAAAGCCTCCTGCCGATGGGGTGGGGTGCGCCGTATGCATCCGACGACTTCGCGGAGAGGTAATGGATAACCCACGGGCCGCGCGCCCTGCTGCCGGAATGTTGGCAGCGACCTCGATGTAAGGGACGAGCGGGCGAACTGTGTGCAAGGATCGCTGGTGAGTGTCTTGCCCGCTCGATTTGGTGTGAGAGGTGAGACTTGGCCGGTACGGTTGGCCATCACCCACCATAATGGCTCATGAAACCACTATGCGCTTCGGGCTGCTCTCAAACTTGGAAATCTAACATCCGGCGATCAACCCGGACGGCCTGTTGTCAGGTCTTAGTCTAGACGCAATAACGTCTATTTTAAAAACCTAGCCGCGCCGGTTTGATTTGTCAAGCTGCCCGCCGTTTATCCCCAATGCCATAATACTTCGCCAAGGCGTTTAGCCCTTCACGAAGCCAGCCAACCATGTGATGAGCTTCCGTGTCTCGAATTACGCAGGTGTAGAGCGCGGCATAAATCGCCCCCTGCCCCCGCAATTCGTTCTGGCGCTCCTGAATAGCCAATTGAGCATCGCGCCAGCGCTTCGTTGCCCGCTTGTAGAACGCAACGTTTTCCTCGGTTACAGAATTGCCGTGAACCCGGTTCAGATCCACCCCGGACGGATCACGCGGCGCTCGAATGGCAATCGCGTTATTCCGGTGGTCCTCTAGAAACGCCATAGCGGCCTCGTACTGGCGGGTAGACAGTTCCTTGGCCATGCACAGCCTGCCGACGAAACAACCCGCTCTCTGGTCACGGCTGTGCTCTGGTGGCACATTGTGAACCCGTATCCTCGCCTCAATGCCAGGGCGAAGCGTTTCGCGTTCGTCTCGCTCCATTCGATCTTTGACCCGCTCCATTACGTCAGCCTTCTTTCGGGACAGTCGCCCGGATGCTGTTCTGTTGCCTGCTTTTAGCCTTGGTCCACGTTTGCCCATCTTTAGCCCCTTTGATGGTTTAGGACAGAAGGTCGGCAAGGCGGCGTTCAATCCAGCCTCGCTCTTGCTCAAGCATTCTCTCGTAGTTGCGGTCTTGCTGAATGCGCATTCTGGAGCTGAGCGAAAATGAGCGCATGGCTGCCAGATCAGGGTCCAGCATGTTAACGCCCATCGTTTTCTTCTCGCGAAGCTTGTCTGCCGCCGACTTGCCCAAGAGCTTCCTGAGTTGCCCCTGCAAATGCTCGCGCTCGCTATATGGATCGGCTGCGCTTTGCGCGCCCGGTGGCATCCCGCCCATTCCATAAGGGATGCCAACCCCCGGCACAGACAGGTCAGCCATCGTCTGCGTCACCGCCTCTTTTGCCATTGATGGGCCTGCCGCAAGCGCACCGCCCATTAGTCCGAGAAAGCCCCTGCGCTTCATCACTCTCCCCCTTTGGAATGGGAGGCGAGGACTTTGTCCCGTCGCTTCTGCCAGATTTCATCCATTGGGCTCCCTTCGGTCCATCCTGACGCGCCCGTCGAAAGTAGCTCCCGCATTTCCTCTATTGCCTTGGCTTGGGCTTCGAGAAGGTCGGCGGCTTGCCACTCCACCTCTGTTTCCTTGCCGTACAGCGGACCTTTTCGACCATACTGAAAATCAACGCTTTCCTTTGCCATGGCTATCGCCCGTAGACGGTCCACCAGATCACTCACTTTCATCCTTCACTTCCTTCCGTTGGGGGCTTTTCCTTGCAAATACGGGAAACCGCAGACCAGCCCTTGCACCGTTCTGCGTAGCTTGGGCCTATCCACCAAAGCCGCATGGCGCTCAGGAGGCGCTTTCGCCAGTCCCGGAACCATGCAAGCTCTTGGGCGTCCGCTTCGGTCATTGAACGCCTCGCACCTTGTCGGCTTCCTTCCCGTATGCCGTGTAAGCATCGGTTAGGGCCATGCGCTTCCAATCGCGGTCCTCTTGCGTTTCAGAAGGACTTTCGAGAATGCGCCAGACCCTTTTGCGCAGGATTGTGTGTGCCTCGTCTGTCACCCGCTGGTAGGTCATTCGTCGGCCCACCGCCCCTGGTTCAAAAATGTGGCCGGGTGCGGAATGAACTTGTCTTCGATCTTCCGCTTGAACGTGTTCTTGTCGATCAGGCTTTCGACATAGCGGCGCGTCCCGGCTATGATCTCGTCTGCCGTGGCCTCAATCTCGATTTCCACGAACTGGCCGCTGTCCCGGTCTAGGGTGCGGGTCTTGAACCCGCCCTTTACGATGGCGTCGAACTTGGCCTTTGCGAGAGGCTTGCCAACGCGCTTGGGATAGATTGACCAAAACTCGGCAAAGCGGCTCTCTGCCTTTTTGGCTTCCTGTGGGGCTTCCTGATCTGGAAACAGGGGGGCAACGTTACTGCGCATTCATGGCCTCCAGTCGGGCTTGGTGTTTGCGTATTCCGTGAAGCACCGTGGTGTGGTCCCTGCCGCCGAGGCGCTTTCCAATTTGGGGAAGGCTCAGAGGCGTTTCGTGGCGCATCCGGTACATCATCTCATGACGCGCCAAGACCACGTTGTGCGGCCTTCGGTGACTGAAAATGTCGATCTCTGGAACGCCGTGCTTCTGGCAAACTTCCCGGACGATGATGCGCCACATGGGGGTGTGCTGATATTGGGGCTTTTCTTCTTCTGGCTCCGGGACCACGCAAATATAGTCACGCGGCTTGACCTTCATGTCGAAGTGCGCAGGGCGGATGGGGCGGGGCTTCGACTTCTCATACGGAAACCGTGGCCGCGCCTTTTGGATAAGCTCATCCTCTCGGATTTCACGCACGAGATGGCGAACACTCTGCGCCTTCATCAGCGGAACAAAAGTAGGAAGGGCACCCATTAGCGGAACTCCGGTCCAAACGGGATGTCGTCGTCCATTCCACCGGGAGAGAATGCAGGGCCACCGGAGGATTGTGAGGGGCGTTCCTGGCGGCTGTTCTGCTCATCCTTGGGCCTGGGCGGCATCAGCACCAATTCGCCATTGACGGGCAGTGCATCGAGCTTGACGTTCCAACCGCCAGACTTGTTGGCAAAGGCAACCCCTACCCGCGTCCAAAATCCCTTTGAGTTGTTGTCGTCTTTTCTAACGGTGAATGCTTCTAAGCGGTCGGTCATTTTTTCATTTCCTCGATGTGTACGGTGACAGCCCCGCCCTTGATGGGGGCAGCTATCTCGCGGGTTGCGGTGAAGTGTTTGTCGTCAATCCCAAGGGCGTCTGCGATGCCGTCGCGCCAGTGCTTGGCCTGAGCCTCGCAATTGTCTTCGTCTGGCAGGTTCGCGGTCTTGGGGTGGAATACCCAATGCAGTTTGACGGCCTTCCAATCGACCTTGCGGCCTTGAAGGGCTTCCAGTGTCAGTGCCCATGCCATTTCACGCGCTGCCTTTACGGCGCGGGCTTTCTTCGACCAATGAGCCTGTGTTCCATTGCGCTTTAGGGCCTTTTCGAACCAGGGGAGAGTGATCTGGATCATGCTGCGCCACCGAACAATTCGGATTGGCGCGCATCCTTGCGGTCCATCATGCGCAGAATAGTTTCGCCCTGATGCGCTTTGTCCCAGACGTACCAAGCATTAAGCATGGGCTGTGCGCCCTGCCCGGTGAAGTCGATGCGCCAGCGCATGAGATAGACGCGCGCAGGCGTGTATTCAGACCAGAGGGCAGCGCGCTCTGTTCCCGAACCCATCCAATTGACGGGCAGAAGAAGGGCCATATATTCTACACCAAGCGTCTCTAGCGCATGGCGAACCCAGCCAGGATCTTCGTTGCACAGCGCAAACGGCGGGTTGGTAACTATCGCTTTGGCGCGTGGCTCTCGATAGTCATAGAAGCTGCGAATTTCTGCGCCACAGCCACGGTCCACTAAGTCGGACCTGATAGCCGTCAGTCCAACCGCCTCTATCTCGCGAGCCATAGCGCCGTCGCCTGCGGCTGGCTCCCAGACTGTGCCGAAATCGGAAAGCTGGGAAAGCTCGGCGTGAAGGAATGCGCGAGTCGGCTCCGGCGGCGTTGGGTAGAAGTCATCTTTCTCCCTCGCCAGCCCCTCTTGAGACTTAGCCAAAGTGCCGTCGAGCATTTCGGCCACGACAGGGTTAGCCGTCTTTCCTGTCGCCCGGAAAAGTCCGCGTGCAGACCCCATCTTACTTCCCTGCCCTTTTCTCTGCCTCTTGTGCTTTGATAGCGGCGACAAGCTGGGCGTTTCGGTACGCTTCCCCGCGCTTGATACGGCTCACGACTTGCTGGGATACCCCGAAACGAGCGGCAAGCTCCGATTGCGGCGCAACCTCGGCTAAGGCAAGTTCGCGCAACGCCTGAGCCTGCTCATTTGTGAGTCGAGCGTTCGGATTTTTCTGCCCATGCTTGTGCGTGCCGTGGAGAAGCGTGTCGGCCATGTTTTCGGCGGGGGTAGCCCATCGCAGGTGGTTCGGATTTACGCATGCGCGAACACCGCACGAATGCGCCGCCTGATGAGTTGCACTCGGCGCGACACCATGCGCTGAAAAGCACATGACCCTGTGCGCTTGGGATTTCGCTACATCGGGGATGCGCACGACGCCGTAACCGTGAACGTTAATAGCGAAGGGCCACAAAAGGCACTCCGAACCCTCGTGCCGGGCATTCTCCAAAATCCACGCATACGGCACGCCATTCCTTCCAGGGCGCATGCCAACAGGGGAGCCTGTTGCCAACAGACGCTTGTAGTGCCGGTGACATAACGCGCGCACTTTTGCGGGCCGGTCACATCCATCCACAGCGCAAGCGCAGTCATATTTCAGACTAAGTTTTTTAGTCATGGCTTCCTACCGGGCTTGGGAGTGGTAAGGCGCTCTAGGATGGGATCGGGGAGGGTCATTCCGCATCCCCAAGCTGTTCATTGATGAACTTGCGGAGAACGCGGAGGCTGTCTGTGGCGAGCGCGCCAGCTTCTCCGCCGATTTCCTGCACTTGATCCGAGGCAAGAACCGTTTCGCCAACTTCGGAAGCCGCGATAAGCATGATGGTGCTTTTTGACGGCGCGACCACCAGCAGCAAAGTGGACGCCGACCCAACCACCACAAGGGTGCGAACAAACTTGAACAGTGGATCGGCAACGCGGTCGCCGCCGCCAAGGGCGCTGTCGTATTTATTAATGGCCGCGATTACCCCGACACCAGCAGCGGAAAGAAAGGCAAGAGGCGCGACCCAAGAAGCAGCGGCCTTAACCCCGTCAAACGCTTCCGCCAGATACAGCAGCCAAGACAGGCTATTCATCTCTCAGTCTCCTATGGTGTTGGGGTCAATCTGTTGAGCGTCGGCGCGGTACGTTCTGGCCTTGTCCAGTTCCGCCGTTGCCCGCTTGGTGTGATGCAGCGCCCGTTGACGCCATCTGGTCGCGATTGATCGCCGCTGTGAGAAAGGCAACTTGTGCCTCAAGCTCAGCAATACGGTCCGCCAAAGCCGCATCGGCTTCCTCCTGGTGCTTCCCAATAAGGGCTTGAATGGCCTCGACTTCGGACAGACGCGGCGACATGTTTTCTTCGGCGTCCCAATAGGAGCGGACGCGACGAACCTTCATCCCCAGCATCGAAGCCAGCTTCGCCTTGCGCCACTCATGGTTCATGGTGGGCCAGCGCTTCACGGCATACGTGCGGAGGTCTTGAGCAAGGGCCGCAGTCATCTCGCGGCCTGACTTGGCAAACTTTGCCATCTGGACGGCATCCCTTCGGTGCATGGTGATTTCACCGAAGGCACAAACGAAAGGACGCAGAAGTGACGAAGGAAGTAACGGTCAGCGAGGAATTGAAGGCTTGGCTTGACCGTCGCGGAATGCGCGGTATCGGACGGCAATCCGGTCGCGCTCAGAATGGAACGGGGCTGGAGGCGCGCCCCGTAGGAATGAGTGCGGGACGCATGGTGGAGGAGTCCACACGCCCCGCTTACGGCAGCAGCGGTGGAGGAAGCCGCGCGCCGATCTGGAATTCGGGTGAAAAGGACCGGGACCGAAGCCCCGGCCAAGTTCACAGGGAGGGTAACAGCGCAACGGAGGGAGAAGCCCGTTGCACTTTCTTGCGCCTTGTGAGCAGCAAGTGCGAACCGACACACGCCCCAAGCGAGCGACAGCCCCCGCTCCGTGTCGGTTCCCATTTGATGCTGGTTAAGGGCGGAGCGCATGACTAAACGCACTCCGGAAGCTTGGTAGGGTTCAGGAGATGGGTGAACTTGGCTACATCGTCGGATTGGGTGACGAGAGGGCGGAATGCAGAAATTGGCATCGCCGCTTCTTTGTCGCTGTCCACCTCGTATCCAAGAAGGGGATTGATAGAGACATCATTTCTGATTTCACAGAGGAGCAGAGCCGTGCTCCCCTTGCTGGGGCCAAAGCTCACGGTCACGACCTGTCGGATCGTGTAGATAGCGCCAACTTCTGGATACACTGCCCCCGCAACCCTGTGCTCTGGCAGCGCGGTTCGAATGCAAACGCACTTCACGCCCGGTCTTGCCCAACTAGCCATTGTCCTGCTCCCTCTTGTTAGGTGCGAAAACGACCAGCAAAGGTGGCAGAACGACAATCGCCGCCATGAACCAGCCAATGAGCCAGGGACGGGTCCACTCGACATTCACGCCAAGCCAGATAACGCCAGCGAGGAAAGCCAATGCCCCTATGGTCAGTGCAAAATCTCGGAGCATGGCTGTGGTGTGGCGGGAGGACATGGTTAGGCTCCCACCTTCTGCTTGCGGGCACGTGTCTCAGCAGCCTTGCGGCGGGCTTCCTCTCGGCGCGCAATGTTGGCTTCGCGTTCGGCCTCGTACTTGTCCCATTCGGCCTGAGCGGCGGCGCGGGCCTCGTCTTCTGTGGCCCCATTGAACCGGACTGGCAGGTAATCCCCGAAGCCCTGATCGATGTAGGCAATCCAGGTCATGCGAGCGGGCGCGTTTTCGCTGCAATAGGTGCGGATGTTCATATCGCTTCCTCTTGGGTGGGGAGGGGGGTCATGCAACTGCCCGTGCGCCAGCGTTTCGACGTTCGCGCTTTGCCTGCATGGCCCGCGCAAAATCAGGATGATCATGACGATAGGGATTGTTAGGCTGAACAGAGCTGTTCTCGCTCAACGTCCCGATGTAGACGTTGCCGATTTCGTATGCGCCCTGGTCCTTCAGGCGGCTCATGACATAGCCGTCGCGGCGCTTCCCGCGCTCAGCCCACTTGCCGCTCTCCTGCCAAATCGACCACCACTGCCAAAGGGTCAGGTTCCACTCAATGCCGCGATATTTGGCGTTGTTACGCTGGCTGAGAAAGGCATAGATCGGAGTTCTGTACATCCCAGCTCCATCCGCCATCATCCGCTTACCGAAGTCGCGCACTTCCCTGTACTGGGCGAAGGTGCAGCCGTACTTTTCGAGATAGCGCTGATCTTGAGCAGCCTTCTTGCGCTGGCTGTTCATCCGCGCCTTTGCGGCGCGACCACCTCCTGCCTGCCTCATGCCTTCATGCTTGGTCATAAGCTGGCGAACGCGCTCCCGGCTAATGCCGTGCTTTTCGCCAATCTCTTGCAGTGTCATACCGGCGCGGTACATCGCGGCCATCTTTGCGGCCCGTTTCCGTGCCGGGCCTGCGGTGTTGCGCGTGTCGTTCGGGAATTTCACGCCAAGGCGCTTGCAGTATCGAGCGAAAGAACTTTTGGAGACGCCCAGAAGCTCACGAGCAACCCCGTTCATCAGTCCAAGGTCATAAAGCTCCCGAATGATCGCAAGACGCCGGGAACTAAGGCGATGGGCATTGACGGCAACACCAGCCCTGATGGCAATCGACCGCACGTAGGCCGGAACCAGCCCGTATTCCTGAGCAAGGTCGAACACTTCCTCGCCAGCAGCCACGCGATCCGCGACTTCTTTGTTGCGCTGTCTCGCAAGTTCATGACGCATCACACCGTCTCCGTCTTACGAGGGCGGCGGCGCTTCACGCCTAGGAATAGGTCGGGCCTGATAACTTCGGGGGAGAGGCCGGTGATCCTCGCCACATCGCCAAGCCGTTCGGCGGGAACACGTTCCCACTGCGAGACAGCGCCAGGAGTGACGGTCAAAGCCTTGGCCAAGTCCGATACCCTGATCTTGTCCCTGACTGCTTCGATGCCGGTGAGAGCCATGCTGCAAATCAATCCAGTTAGTTCGACTTCACCTACATGTATAGTTTCCCTAACCCCCCGTCAAGCAAATCTTGCGGCGATTGTGCAGCCATGAACGAATATGGTGCGCCAATGGAACTGAACGCTCGCATTTTTCACGCAAGGAAAGAGGCCGGACTCTCGCAAGAGGCTCTGGCCGTTGCCGTAGGAAAGACCAGGGGCGCTGTCGCCCAGTGGGAATCCGGCGACGTTCACCCCCGACCCGCAACGCTCGCAGCTATTGCCAAGGCAACCGGCAAGTCCTTATCGTGGCTACAAACTGGGGAAGACAGCGGGGGCTTGTCGGTGATTGGGGAAGTAGCGGCGGGGGTGTGGAAGGAGGCAGGTGCGTATTATGTTCCGCATCGTGTGCCAGTAGCGCCAGACCCGAATTATCCACCTGAAGCGCAGCGGCTCTACAAGGTGACTGGAACGTCAGTAAACCGCATGGTTGCGCATGGTGAGTTCGTACATTGCATCTCGGTCGAGCGCGGGGGCATTCGCTTTGAAAGCGGCGACCTGGTGATTGTGCGCAGGATCGTGCACGGCATGGCTGAGTACACGGCCAAGATTTCCGTATGGGAAAATGGGCGCTGGATACTCCGCCCCGCAAGTGATGACGAACAATGGCAGCAGGACATCGAACTAGGTTCTGACGATAGCGCCGAAATCACCGTGACCGATATTGTCATTGCGAAATGGACGCCGATTGGGCGCGCCCGTAGTACCTAATATCTAATATTCTAGTTCTTTAGGAGGGTATCTTTTACCCTCTCTGACCCTGAGCTTAGACCGGGTATCCGCCATAGACCCCCAAACCCCCTATAGCCTTTAAGCTACAGGAAGGCTGGGGGCCTAGCGCTTTTTCTGACCCTTGAGTTGAGCCGGATAGAGCCGCCACGAGGTCTTACGATCCCTCGGTCCTCAGTTCCCAGACGCGCCGTAGGATGAACTAACCCCGCGCAGTCGCACCTTTGCCTGGAAAGCCCCGTCGATTCGACACGGCCACGCTGATGCGATGGCTGCAATCTATTGCGCCTGTTGGCGGATGTCTAGTCTCCCTAAACTTTTTCCAACAAAACGCTTGCATGGTCGTTAGTCTTACTATACAACTGCATTCAACAAAGGCACGAACAGCGCAAGCCGATCTGCCCCAAACCGAATGCAGGAGATGAGAATGAAGCTGATCCACCAGAACGGCCAGACAGCAATCTGGGAAGTCACCGAGGCTTATGGCTCTGACTTCTACGTTTACTCCGGTGACAAGCTGGTTCGGGTCTGCCCATCGATTGGCATGGCTCGTGAAGTGGCGGCAGGTCTGTGATGGAAAAGCCATTCGAAGTCTGCGCTGAAATTGAGGGCGACGACACCCACTACCAGCCAGTTAGCAAGCACTCATCGCGCAGGGCTGCTGAACGCGCCGCTCGTGATTACGAGAACAAGACAGGCCTCGCGACATGGGTCGATGGCCCCGATGAAGGGGATGACCAATGATCGTCGCATCCCTCTGCGATCTGACCGGCAATTTCGTTCGCCCTTGGGCCGAAGCTGGATATGAATGTTACTGCGTTGACGTGGCGCATTCGATCCGCCGCGACCGTGAGGAACGGGTTGGGGCTGGCGTCATCCACTACGTCTGGGGCGATGTTCGTAACTGGACGCCGCCAGAAGGCCGCACCGTGGCGTTTGGGGCTTGCTGGTCGCCTTGCACCCATGTCGCCGGTTCTGGCGCTAGGGACTTCGCCAAGAAGGGTGGGTACATGCTCCGCGATGCTGTGGAGATGTTTGAATCCGGTCGGCAGGTTCTGCGCTGGTCTGGTGCCCCATCGTTCAATGAGAACCCCGTAGGCGTCCTTTCCAGCATCCCGCACATCGGGAAGCCTGACCACTACTTCCACCCGTCTGACTATGCCGGTCTTTGCGAGGCCGACAACTACACCAAGAAAACCTGCATCTGGGCGCACAACGGCTTTGTCATGCCGGAAGCCTGCCCTGCGCCTTGGCTTGGTGAACCAGACGACCGCATTCACAAGGCCCCACCGGGTGATGATCGCGCCGATTTCCGCAGCGCCACGCCGATGGGCTTTTCCCTAGCAGTTTTCAACGCGAATGCGCCGCACCTACGCGCAGCCGCCTAACCCACCCTCTTACCCTCAATGGAGGATGAAATGGCAAAGTTCACCGAAGGGCCGTGGCAGGTCATGAACGAATACGATGGAGCAACCATCGTCATTGCCAACGTAGATGGCGAAACGTTCCCCGATGGCACGTCCACGTTCAGCTATGACTTTGTTTGCGACACCGACAGCGATGAAGGCACGGCGCATTCTAAAGCCGAAGCCCGCGCCAATGCCCGCCTAATCGCACAGGCACCAGCAATGCTTGCGGAACTTGAGAAGCTGGATGGCCATCTGAGCATCCTCATGGGCAACATACACGGCTCGGCCAAGCTCGACCATCGATGGGAAGGCATGGAAGACGTTGTACGCGGATGGCGCGAGGGCATCGAGGAAGTCATGGCCGCTGCCACTGGTGAAGCGCCATGACCTACGCAGGAACCACATGGCTTGTCTCAGGCGGCGAACTGCCTTGGACGCCAGAGGATATTAGAGAGCACCTGGGGCTTCTTGATCCATCGTTTGATGGGCTTTTGAAGGGCGTGATTTTCAGCCAGTGCAGCAGGTACGGCGTCGGGTTTCGCGGTCAGGTCTGGGCAGTTGCGAGGGGCGATGACCTCTCCGATTTCTTCGCCAGCGCCAATTCCATCGGCAAGCTGGAAAAGATCGGCCCTGCCTATCTTATCGACGGCAAATCCTACCACGATTGCACCTATGGCGTCGAGCCTGAGAAGGCCCGCAAGGCTTTCCGGTCGATCATCAACTGGTGCCACGAAGATGAAGGCATCTACCGGGCCATGCGTCGGGAAGATCGCGGCGAATACCGCCCAACTCGATACCTGGAGGCAGCGGAATGACCGAGAAACTGTCTGCCCTAAATGCCGGTGGTTGGTTTGACTTCTCAATGAACCGACAGCCTCGCTGCCCGCACTGCGGAAGCGACTTCGACATAACCGACAATGAGGCTTGGCATCTCTTCGACCAGAACGAGACACACACTGTCGAATGTCCTGTTTGTGATCTGCCGTTCTACGTCAACAGCCACGCGGTCTGGAGCTTTAGCACCGACGAGCAGGAGGACGATGAATGACCCGCGCTTGGACCTTCTACACCCACCATCCAATAACCGCCAACCTACTCATAGCCCTGTTCTTTGCTGCTGTGAAAATGGCTTTCCTGCCGGAGATGATCTGATGGTTTACGCAATCTTCTTTCTAAGCCTGCTGGCCGTTCCGGTTTCGCTCTGCACTGCAATCTGGTCTCCAGATTTGCGCACCTTCCTGATCTTCGGGGTGGCCGTCCTTAACGCCGCATTCTGGGTCGCGGTTATGGGCCGGGTTGGCGAGAAAATGAAATGACCCCCACACCCCTTGAAATCCTTTCCCTAGCCCAACTCCGCAGGGAAGACCCTGAAACCGCTCTACGCCTTGCAACAGAGGCAGGGAAGCAATCCGACAAATCTAAAGGCTGGATTGAACAGCCGAAGGAGACGAAATGAGCATCTTTGACAGCATGGAAAATCAGGATCGCCGCCGCTCCGCGTGGCAGAAGAAGGCGCAGGAACTGTTTCTCCCTGGCATTGATCCTGCCGACCTCAAGAAGGGAATGCGCGTCACCATTTCGCCAAACCTTCGCTACGAGGACAACAGCTACACCGACAAAATCCACACCGTTCTAGCGGTCAATTCCGCACAGGTCATGACCAAGATCGACAATCATTGGTCTGACAAGCCGGTGATGCTTTTGGTGTGCGACCACCACTTCTATTCCGCAGACGAATTTGATCTGGCGATGGCTTTGGAGAACTCCAATGAGCGCAGTTGAAGCCGTAAAGGCAAATGAGCTGGGGACGAACCTGGAGCGCATGGAGCGCCTGTCTTTCGCCGCCTACAAGCTCGTGTCCCGCTATCGAGACATGCCCAATTACCCCGATTGCCAGCCTCTTAAAGCCGCTATCTGGCGGGAATACCAAGAGACGTTGGTAGAGCTTATGGAGGCCATGCATGGCCGTTGACCTGATGACCGCCCTAGCCGCGCCATTCCCGCCCAACGAAATAGAATGGCGCGTCGGCAGCACCAACGGGGACAAGACAAGCGGCCTTGCCCTTGCCTACCTCACAGCCCGCCATGTCATGGACCGGCTAGACGAAACCGTAGGCCCGACCAATTGGCAAGACCGCTACGAGTTCCACGGTTCGCGCACGGTTTGCTATCTGTCCATCCGCATTGATGGCGAGTGGATCACGAAGGCAGACGGGGCCGGTGACAGCGACGTTGAGGCCGAGAAGGGCGCGATTAGCGATGCCCTGAAGCGCGCCGCCGTCAAGTTCGGGATTGGCCGCTACCTCTATGACCTTGGCAATACCTGGGTCGAGCTGGAACCCGCTGGCCGGTCTTTCCGCATCAAGCGGGACCAGTATCACAAGCTCGAAAAGGCGCTGCAAGCTTTGGTCAACGACGGGCTGGTGCCAGAGCGCGCCCCTCGCCTCCGTACCGTGGCTGAGGAAAAAACCAAGTACGAGGAAATGCAGGCCGAGATGCACCAGATCAGCGCAGATGGGTCAGCAGCCCTAGAACGCTGGGTCAATGACCCGTCAGTGCTTGCCGATATCAACAGCCTTGAACGGTACTCCAGCCAACTGAAAACCGAGTTCAAGGAAATTCTGAGCCTCGCTGTGACGGCGGAAAAGGATGCGCCTGATCCCAATTCCCAATTCGACCGCATGGAACGCGAAGCAGCCGAATAACCCCATTCCTAGAGGGACCGGGGAGCGGCCAACAACCCTCCCCGGATAGTTTCAATGCCAGATGATGAAATGGTCAAGATCGAAGCCCTAGCGGACTTCATGACACAGTGCCAAAGGCGCATTGCGGCCATCCATGACGATGAAAGCTACCGCCTGACCTATATGTGGGTCACAGGCGCGCCGGAGTGGTCAGACCTGCCTGAATGGTCCGTTGATGACCTGTCGCATCATCTGGAAGCAAAGCGTCAGGAAGTCGTGCGCAAGGCGATGCCTGGAGCGCTTGCAGGATGAGCCGCGCCACCGTGATCCTATACACAGAAGCCGACCGGCACCGGGTCCGCGCATGGGCCTACAAGGCCCCGAAAGGAACGCGGGTCGAGTTCAAAGAGGTCAAGCGCTCGCTGCCCCAAAATGATCGCATGTGGGCAATGCTGACCGACTTTGCCCAGCAGGTCGAGCAAGCGGGCCGGAAGTTCACCCCTGACCAGTGGAAGGTGATTTTCCTTCATGCGCTGGGCCAGGAGGTTCAATTCCTCCCCAGCCTTGATGGGCAATCGTTCGTTCCGTGGGGGCAGTCATCGTCTGACCTCTCCAAAGCCGAAATGACGGACCTGATCGAGCTTATTTTTGCCGAAGGGGCAAAGCGCGGCGTCGTGTTCCATGACAGCGAGGCAGCCGCATGAAACTGACGCCCTCGGAAAGCAAGCTAATCGAGCTTATCGAAGCCGCTGGCGGGAGTTACTGCCCCGGCGCTGACTATGCCGCCCCGCCAGAGGTTAACCGGCTTGTGCGACGCTTAGAACGCAAGGGATTGCTTGCGGTCGAGCCAACGCAGGACGGGCCACGATACACGGTGCGCGGCCATGCTTGAATACGTCGCACCCACCAAACGCCGTTCGATGACGAAGGCAAGGGCAACGCGTATCTTCCTCGAAAACGAGGGCCGGTGCTGCAATTGCGGTCAACTCATCCGGCAAGGTGAAGGCTGGTTTATCGAGCATGTCGAAAGCCTCGCTCTAGGCGGCGCTGACGACGATACGAACGCCCGCCCTGCCCATACCAAGTGCAAGGCCAAAAAGGACGCCACAGACGCCGCAGCGAAGGCTCAGAGGGACCGAATGGTCACAGCGTCATGGGAAGGCAAGCGGAAATCCAAATGGCCCTCCCAGCGCCTCGGCAAAGGCAATTCCCAGCATTCGGCCACAAGGCCCATCAGAAGGAAATCAGAAGCATGAGCACCAATGTAGCAATCGCGGAACTTCTCCAGAAGCAGACCTATGGGGAGCGCATGAAAATGGCCGAGAGCCTCGCGGATGTGTTGGACGATGCCAGACGCAGCATGTCCATCGAAGACGGTTTCGATGCGGACCATGTGGCCAGCATTCTTCAAGGATGGGCTGATGCTGAGGTTGAGGAGCCGACAGAATGAAACCGCTGTTCCTAATCCTCCTAGCCCTGCCTCTATGCGGGTGTGACCTGAATGCTTTGACGGGTGAACCCTCGGAGTTCCAGAAATACCAGCAGAGAATATCTGCCCTTGAAACACAGGTGGCCAGCCTGTCCGCGCCGGTCGTGGCAAGTGCAGCGCCAGTGAAGGCAGATCCTGTCCACCAGCCCATTCCAGAGCCTGCACCAGAGCCAGAATGCGTTCCCGTTTTCAGGGTGAAGACATGTCCATGACCAAGCCAGACTGGTGCCCGCAACGGGTATGGGATGATGCGGTGGAGGCAGTCGGCTCTCCCGATGTTTATGTCGGCAGGCTGTCCACTCAGGTCATGTATGAACAAGTCGCCCACGCCCTTCTCACCGCTCTCCAGGAGACACAGAAATGACCACACCAAGCAATGAACAGTTGGAGGGGCTGGTGGAGAGGGTGGAAGCGCTCGATCCGGTCCAGCGCCAAATGGTTGAGGCATGTGTTTCCCTCGGCTCCGCCTGGGTGACGGCATCAGGAAGCCCGAACGACCTCATGCTGATCGATTGGATGGCGAAGGGGTGGGTGAACCCTGTCGAGCCTCCGGGCGGAGCGATGAGCCTTGCTGCCTATGCGTTCACCGCCGAAGCCCTCACCGCTCTCCAGGAGACACAGAAATGACAGAGACAGTATCGACTTGGTATCTCGGATCGCAAAATGATGGGCTGTTCATAATCGACAAGCCGCCGCGCCCGTCGAACGATGACCAATGGCATGACAGGCCGGATGGGCCAAGCCTCGTGATCCCACTCGGGTCAACGGCTAAGGATAAGGCGCAGGCTATCGTGGATGCTCACAACGCCGCCCTCCGCGCTGCTACCCCTCCCGCACCGGAGCGGCTTAGCCATGAGACTTCCATCGAGACTATAGATGTTCGCGCCGGAACGTCTGCATTCGTGCGCAACCAGGAGCGCAAGGAGGTGGGGGTGAAGCCGCTGGAGTGGCGACAAGAGCCGATCCCGCCGATGGGAGAATGGCTCGCATCATCTCCAGTCGGCCTTTACTGCATACTGATTAGCAGCGATAAATTCCGGCTCCGTTTTCGCGATCAAGCAACGATCGGAACATTCGACACGCTGGAAGAAGCCAAAGCCGCCGCCCAAGCCGATTACGACGCCGCCATTCGCAGCACCCTCACCCCTGCATTTGGGGGAGAGGTGATGGATGCCGCCCGAGCGGGATGGGAGCGTGGGCGCAATTCGTGGTGCCCCGCCGGAGTGTTGGCAGATGAAGCGCGCACTGAACGCGAGTGGGCAGAGGCATTGCCCCGCATTCTGGCCACACTCAAGGCAGGGGAATGACGATGGGCAGGAGAAGGCATCGCGTCGTCACTGCGCATCCGGGGGAATTGCGGGTGGCGTTTGGTAGGGCAGACGACGCCTCACTAGATATTCAGTACGCATGGGGTGGGAAAGGCGCATCAAAGCCAGACGCGAGATGCGTGTCCAATGCGTTCGAGGGTTCCATCATCCACGATGGCAAGACTTTGCGCGAAGTTCTCGTGGAGCGGGGCTACGACATTACCACGCTAAAATTCAGCATCCAGATGCTCACCAAGGACCATCCCAATGACTGAGACAGAGAAGCCCGCGCCCGATGGGTTGGAGGCTCTAATCCAGCGGGTCACCAACGCCGAAGCCGAAGTCAAGCGCCTTACCGAAGAGAATGAAGTGTTGAGGGGTGTGCTGAGGGATGCTCTGTACGCGATCACTGAAATCGACAACGCGCACAAAGTAGCGCGGAAAATTCGCGCCACCCTCAACAGCAGGGAGAAGGTAGAATGACCTTCCACACCCGTTACTGGAAACGCCAGTTAGTTCTAGGAGCTTTGGCCCTGTTCGTTCTTGGTGTTGTGTTTGGCTTTGAATTGATAGGGGGGTGGGAATGAGCTCGAGCCCTGCAATCGTAAAGCAGCGCGACGTTACCCGCATCATGCGCGGAGCTCGAGCGGCTGGAGTGGAGCTCGGCATCATTATCAAGAATGGCCAAGCTCATTTTGTTCCCCTTGACCAAATCAAGGAGGAATCCGAACCTTCCGCGCTCGAGGCGTGGAGGGCCAAGAGAAATGCGGATAAGGCTCGTGGGCGTTCATAAAGTCAAAGCCAAGCTGGCCGATGGAAGCACCGCCTATTACTATTATGCTTGGCGCGGCGGTCCCAGGATCATGGCCAAGCCAAACACTCGAGCCTTTGGCATTGAGTATCACCGGCTAACCCGGGCCCGGGAAGATGCCCCCGGGAAAGGCAATGTTGCCGAGCTCATCCGGGAATATCTCAAAAGCCCCGCTTACAAGCGCCTGCGTCCGTCAACGCAGAAGTCTTACGACTGGGCAATCAACAAGATCGAAGACGAATTCTACGACATGCCCATTCGCGCCCTTGGCGAAAAGGGAGCTCGAAAGCTTTTGCTCGAGTGGCGCGACAGCTTCGCCAGTACGCCCCGGGCCGCAGATATGGTCATGGCGGTTCTCAGCAAGATCATCGCCTTTGCAGTGGACCGGGAAGATATTGCCAAGCACCCGCTCGAGAAAGTGGAGAAGCTGGCCGATAGCTCGAGGCGCGACAAGATCTGGACCGACGAACAGGTTGCGGATTTTAAGGCTAAGGCCCCTGCCCGCATGGTGCTGGCTCTCGAGCTCGCACGATGGACCGGGCAGCGCCAAGGCGATCTGCTGGCGCTTACGTGGTCAGCCTATGACGGAACGCATATCACGCTTCGCCAGAGCAAGACCGGAGCTCGAGTGAGGGTAAAGGTTGCGCAGGAGCTCAAGGCTCTACTGGACGCGGAGAAGGCCACCCGGGACGCCAACAAGGTGGCTGCGGTGACGATCCTGACGAACCGGATGGGACAGCCCTACAAAGAAGGCTTTCGGTCGTCTTGGGCCAAGGCTTGCGAGCTCGCTGGCGTGAAGGGCGTTACCTTCCATGATCTGCGCGGCACGTTCATCACCCTGGCGCATCGTGAGGGCTCGAGCATTCGAGAGATTGCCGAGGTCACTGGGCACTCTGAAAAGGACGCCGAGGCCATCATTCGTAAGCATTATCTGGCTGGCGATTCTGCCGTCACGCGGCTGGAAAACCGGAACAAAAAGGACGGCAACCTGTAAAACGGCCATTTCGGTGTAAAATATGCACCGCTTAATGGGCGATTGAGTTGGACGCAAAGGCCCGGAAATGCTAGATTTTAATGGTCGGAGCGGCCGGATTTGAACCGACGACCCTTTGTCCCCCAGTTCCCGCATCGCGGCTAGAATGTCAATGGGGTCAATTGGATAACAAGGGCCATTTTGTTTTTCGCCCATTCTGGGCGCATTGATTCAGAACAAGAATTTGGAGCTCGTGTAAAATGATCCCACCTTATGCATACCCCCTAGTTGAGCCGCGCCCGCTGCACCCGAACGCCACACCATCCGAGCGGCTAGAGTATCAGCGCCAGATGGAAGAATACCGCCGCGCGGTTCGAGAACGAAACGAACAGATGAATTGGGATGAGGCCGCGCATCTGGTGTTAGCGGGCGTTTTCGTCTTGCTGTCCGTTGTGGCGGTGCTTGGAGGAGCTTATGCGGTTGCCGGATTTCGTGGCGTCTCTATCGCTATTGCCTGCCCGCTGGTGTTCTGGCTGGCTGTGGTCGAAGTGAAACGCCGTCTAGACTGAATTGGATAACTGGAAAGGAATGGGGGATGGCCCAGCTTCTACCCGTTGAATGCGGGGCTTGTGGATGGAAGGGGCGACGGAAGCCGGGTAATCTGGTGTTCTGCCCTAAGTGCGGACAATGCGCCGGTTTTCAGACTGGCACAAACCACCCCGATTAATGCCAAATGGCAGAGTATGACATGGACTGGAAACCGATAGAAGCAGCGACCGACGAAGTAAAGGCTAACTGCGTTCTTGGATATGGCCACAAGGTTTACCGAGCCGATCCTCACAGGAAGGATATGGACTACTTTCTTGCTTGGCACGAAGGTGGTCGCTGGGTCACGGACGATGTTGACGTTGATACAAGGGAGGTTGCCTTGATTGCCTTTGTTGTTCTTACGCCCCCAGAAATGGCAGAGGATGAGAGATGAGTGAAGAAGAAGTCAAAGCGTGGGTAAGGGAGTACATCTCCGCGAAGACCCAAGCCTTCCTGTCCAGCGAGGATGGCTTGAAATACCAATCCGATGTCTATTCCGGCTTTGGCGCATTACGGATGACCGAGGGTGGCGAGATTGAACGTGTTTCCCCGGAAGAGATAGCAGAAAGCACGCTACCTAATCCCCCTCGCTCCTAAACATAACCCCACCCATGCCAAGAAAGACAGGAATGGGTTCTGTCTCTCCATGGCAGCGACCGACTAGAACAAGCTTTTGTTGCTCGTCATCCGTGATCCGGGAAAGGGACCAGTCGGTTATTCGCGTTCCACAGACGCCGCAACGGTAGTCCAGAGAACGGGGCTTTGAGCGGACAAAGGTGGTATCGCCCGCCTGTTCAAGCGCCGATGCTGCCATCATCCCCGCGCCCCGAAAGCTTCTTGGTCAATTCGTTGGCAGACCCGACTACAATGGGTGGAATAAGGCAGTCATTGACTTCCAAGCCCAGCAGCACTTGCCCGCCTGCAATGACCAGAAAGCCGCGCGTGACGCCTTCGAGATCCTGTCCGGTAACGACTTCCGCCGCCTTGACGAACGTGGGCAAACTGTCTTCTGGAATGACCTTCCAGGGTGCGCCAGCCGTGGCAAAGGAATGCAGGGTTGCTTCAAACGGGTATTGGCATTCTTGAGCTTGCGCGGAAATAGGCGCGAGCAGAAGCGCTCCCGCGATGAGCAGGGTTTTCAACATGTCGGTGCCTTTCGGGGGTTAGCGGCTACGCAGCCAAGTCAGGTATTCAAGCCCTGCCTCAATATCCAGAGAGGCGTGTACAATGGGGTTCTGGCGGTCTGTGGTAGGATCAATGATCGTGACCCCCGCATGGCCTTCCTGCTGCTCTGTATGGCCAAGGAAATGGCCGTAGCTGTCGGCTTCCTTGTAGCCCTTCGCTCGCATGAGCCACGTTGCCTGAGAGCGTGAGGCAAATTCCTCAAAATGGAGCGCTGCATTGTGGCGATGGCCAGAAAACACGAAATCAGCGGGCCAGCCCATCTGAGCGGTCTTGGTTTCCGCGTGCAGGGAGTTCCACATTGAGTTGCCTTTGTGGTCGTGTGCCAGATCGCACCGGCACTCTCGACCATTGGCAAACTCCAGCGTGACCTTCGCGCCCCATGATGCCATAGGCACCAGATCGGCATTCATCATGCGCAGGATGGTTTCGCCGTCGCCCCAGAGGTCATGATTGCCCAAGGCCCAGAACAGCCAGGGGACGCCGCTCTCTTTCAGGAACCACTCGACAAGCTGGCGCTCCTGATGCTTGGATGTTTCCTGCTCTGCCCATTGCTTGCCGAGCTTGCCGTTCACCGGCCAAGAGTTGGACGCATCGCCCATGAACACACCAAAGGCGTGAGGGGTGTCAGCCACCAGCTCGCAATGCTCTAGCAGGAGGTCATAATTGCAGCCGTTGTCGCCAAGGTGAACGTCCGTAAACCAGACGATGGCGAGGGGTTCTTTTGTGTCGATGGCAATGCGCCGGTTTTTCTCAGCATGGAAGCGGGCGCGGTGCTTGCGGGATCGGCCCGCCAGATGGGTGATAAGGTCCGCGTTGCTCATGTCTGCGGAAGGGACCGGAGAGGCTGCGAAGGCGGGTCGCTCAGGTAATGTGCTGGCCAAAAGGATCTGCCCTCTAAGGGTGCTTCGTTTCATGCCCAGACGGCGGGCCGCTTCGGATTGGTTGCCTCCGCATTCTTCGAGCATCTCTTGAACGCGACGAAGGTCTTTTTCAGGTACGCCGGGATTTGCCATGTCACTGCCCCCGCGCTGTGGCTCGCAGCTCTTCTACAGCCGCCCGCGTATAGCTCATGTCGGTTTGAAGCTGGGTCAGAATGCGGGTCTGATCTACCTTGTCCTGCCCCAATTGTCGGATCAGGTCTGACAAGCTGGATTCCAGCACAGTGACCCGCTGGCTGACCGATAGAATTTCCTTGGCGTTGGTCCCCACGCCGTTTGTAAGATTGAACCATCCGCCGACAAGGCTAACGAGCAGCAATGCCACCGTCACAACGTTGCCGATGGAGAATTTCGGGTCGAAGTCGAGTTTTGGCATATTCAGAAACCCTCAACCCATCGGGTGGTAATTGTGTTTGCAGCCATTGCGCCGCCCCTAATGCTGGCGTGAGTGGTTAGGCCGGGGTAGAGTGTTGACGCACCCTGCCCCGGCTGCTTTTGGTCAGGCTTTGAGGCGCTTTTCCACGATGGACCATGCAACGCCGATCAGGGTTGCGACGGCACCAGCAATCAGGCCGATTTCATTGTCACCGATCAGACCGGAGCCGATCAGGCCACCGCCGAAGGTGGTAAGAACGTGACGGATCACGCCAGAGATAACGTTGGTCATTTTGGGATTGTCCTTGAGTTGGGAGGAAACACGGCCAACCGTCCAATTGACGATAAGGCCCTCAAACCAGTCCATCAGCGTCTTGCGCTTTGGAGTGGTGGGAGATGGTGAAGGGGTGGGCTGAGAAGGCTGGGGCTGCGGAAGTGCTATCGCCATGTCCTTGGCCAAGTGCAGCACTTCGGAAACACGACGCGACCAGCCCTTGCCGAAATAGTTCCAGGTCGAGAGCCGCTTGAGGAACGCCAGCCGGTTGGCGCAGAGCTTTTCGACAAGCTTCACGCTGTCCCACTTGGCCACGGCTGCGAGGGTGATAGGGCCGATCTTGCCGTCTGGGGCTACGCCGACGATCTCTTGCAGGTAGATGGCGGATCGAGCGGGACCGGAATTGACCGCGAAGTCAAAGACGGCGAAGTCAACGCCGTAGGGCAGATCGTCGCCCTTGATTGCGCTCCAATACCCGTCCCGGTAAATCTGCTTGACCTCCGCATCCGTGATGTTGCGAAGGTCTGTTTTGTTGGCACCCGGCTCATACCGGCGATAGGTGGCGAGCGTGATGCCTTTGTTGGTTGCCCCGCCCGGATCGGCAGGATGATCCGCCCAACCCCCTTCATGTTTCAAGACAGCAGAAAGGGCGCGCTCGAAATTCGCTCGCATGGGCAGTCTCCACAATGTAGGGGGTTAGTGTCGGGCGTTGCCCTTGGGCTTAATCAGCCGGTAGATGGGACGAAGAAGGATCATCAGGGCCACACAGAAGCCCACCAGCGCCCAAGACCATTCGGGCGTGGCATTCATCAGGCAATCGAGCAATTGGCCGTCAGTGCCGCCGTTATCGTGGATTTCGCAGCATGTGCGAATGGGGAAGAAGTGTTCGGCCCAGCCAAACCCGGTGCAGCCGTCGCTTACCAGACTATCTGTTCCGCTGCCTGCCATGCTGCATCCACTTGGTCAGTCGTCAGGCCGTAAGCAGCCGTCAGCGTGTTGAGAAGCTGGTTTGTGCGCTCGAACGTGGTCGTATTCTTGAACACGATCAGGGCAAGGGCCTTGGCGTCCTGTTCGGTCTGGGTGCCTTCCGGCATTCCAGCGATAAGCTGTTCAACAGCCGCTTCTGTGACGCCTATTTTGCTCATCATGAACAGGAAGGCAGGACGGGAAAGAGCCTTGAACGGAACGGGCGGCGCTTCATAGTCCGCGATAGTCCCGCCCCTGCGGATGAACGCAACTGGCCCATCGTCAGGCTGACGGAACAAGGTATGATTGGCAGGAACGGTTTCAGTCGCCCCGTTCGCATCAGTGCCCGTTACCATTGTGTGGGCAGCGTCGGCGTATATTGCAGATACGTAGATCATGAGAGCCTCGCGATTGCTACCCAATGGCCGCCAAACTGATTACCATCAACACCGGCGCTGACGTTTATGCAGAAGGTTTTCTCACTGGCGTAAGCCGACCCTGTTGAATACCCCAAACCAGCTGACATATCCTGCCATGAATTCGCGGAACCGGATGCGGGGTTGTAAGCAGTAATGTTAGGTATCTTACATTTTTGGACGCGGAAGGTGCAGGGGACGGTGAAGGAGTTGGTGGTGGAGGCTCGAACTGCCACGATCCCACTATCTGTAATAGCTCCGGGCTTACTGCCGACAGGGTACGTACTTTCCCAATACCGCTCACTTCGATAAACCGGATGAACCTCCCCCACCTCATACTGCCCATAGACGCCGGTAGCATCGGGATCGAGCTTTAGGCCAACATCGAACAGTTCAAACACGCTGGACCCGGTGCCCATGCCATTCGTTACCGCCGAAGTGCCGAGGATATTCCCAGCCTGCCACCCGGTAGTGCCTTGGAAGGTCGAGCCGCAGGCCAGAACAATATCGAGGGTCAGGCCGATCACACCATCAGCCGTGAGCCATGTTCCGGTGGTATCGCCGGGAATGGAAACGGTCTGGACGGTATCGGTGTTTGCTTCCCCTGCCCCTATGGTGAACAGGGCCACGTAGGAACGGTTTGTTGCTGAATTGCCGAGGTGAACCGCATAGGTTCCGGCTGGGCCTTTGAAGCCGAAGCGCAGAACAGAGTTCTTTGCCGAAGCGCCGCCATACTGGAAATCTGCGACGTTCGAACCTTCAAGGTTCTGGGTTAACGTCCAGTACTCACCAGCGGCAAGAGAGGCGTCCGCTACAGTCACAGTCGCCCGAAGACGGTTAGGCGAGCCAGCGGGCGTTACTGAGGCCACCTGCGCGACTGTAAGCGTACCTGCCGAGGTCACAAAGTACTGTGCCCATTGATCGACGGGGTAGCGCCCGTTTGCGGTGCCTGCGGTTGTGCCGTTCTCCTGGCTCCTCCGCATGTCGTGGTTCACGATGCGATTGCGGCGAACGTCAACCAACCCATCAACCCCGATGTTTTCGAGGAACTGGTTTTTCTGCGCGGTCGAGAACGTAACGTCTGTGACGAACAGGTCGGCAATCTGCGCCATGACCTCGCGGAACGCATTATTTACGGCAGGAGCCTTCATGATGTTTTCGCGCAGGTCGATGCCGCCAACGTCTTCGTTGTTGATCGGCGTACCGTCCCAATCGGGAATGCTGTTCTTTGGCATGTTCTATCCTCTTAGCGACGACCGGAAAGGGTGCCGATTGGCTGGACTGCGCCGTCTATGGTGCCGCCGTGTCCGAATGCAGTGGGGCCGCGCGAACGGGCGCGAATAGCCGCCAGCATTTGTTCGCGGGTTGGGGTGGGTGCGCGTTGTGGCGCGTTGTATGAGCCAGCCCCGTTGACCGTGCCGCGAAGGGCGTTCGGGTTAGGCCGCTGGGCAACAGGGGTTGGCATTGCGAAGGGGTTGGCCCTTGGCATGGGAAGGGTTGGGCGCTGCCCCATTGGGGTAGGCATGGAGAAGGGCACCGGACGCGGGCGTGGCATTGGCGGGAAGCCAGCATTCGGCACCACATCAAGCGCCGTCCCTACTGTGGGAACCGCACTCGGCACAGCGTCCAGACCGGCGATTTGCACACGCGGCGGAGGCAATAACCGTTCGTTGCCCTTTGCGAAATTGTTCGGGCCAGGAATGGCTGTTGTCGGGAGAGGCGCGGCCAAGGTTTCGCGGGGATTGGCAAGCCCAAATTCGGATAGGAAAGCCGAACGGGTCGGCATGGCCCCTCGATCTGCCGTTATTCCCATTGCAGGAGAGGCAGGGGCAGGCACAGAGGCGACAGAACGGGTGGCGGGCGGTCTACCCACGCCGGAGGCTTCCAAAGCCCTCTGCAAGCCCGGATCGACGGCGGCAGCGGTGCGCTGCATTGATGTGTCGATCATTGAACGCTGGTTGCGCTGCTCAAGGGCGCGTTGCAGACCCGGATCGACTGCCGCATTAGCCCGGTCCATAGTGGTGCTGACCAGATTTGCCGGGGCATGGTTGGACGGGGGAAGCGGGGGAAGGCTTTGGCGCTGTGGTGTCGGGACAGATGCAACGGTCTGGCCGCGATCATAGGGCACGACTGGCATACCGGGGCGCGGACGCGGGAGAGGCGGTGGCGCACGATCCGGGGTTAGCGAACCAAGCCCTCCAACGACGCTGGTCGGGGTCTGGTCGGGGATCTGATAGGTGTATGCCTGTTCATTGCCCGGTGCGAGGCGCGGGGTAAACCAGTTAGTCGGCACTTGGCGCGAGGCTGCGCTTGTGGGGGCGTTGGTCCGGCCTTCGATCTGTTGCGGGCGCTGTGTGTCGGTCTGCGTGGCGACAACGTTCGGGACCGAGCCGGGTGGAATGAGCGAGGCACGTTGATTGGCCTTGTTCACCCACTGCCCTGCAAACTGGCCTGCCGACTGGTTGAGGTTGCCGCCATTGAGGCGAACGGCCTGCGCGGCCCGGTTGCGGTCCCCATAGACGCCCGTCAGCACATCAACGGCAGGACGCCCCGGATTGGTCAGAAGCGCACGAGCGCCGGTTAGGCCCTGCTGATGCGCCAGGTACAATTCACCGGCATTCGCTGGACGGCCAAGGGTGCGTTCCAATGACCGGGCATTGGTTGCCATCATTCTTGCGGCTGCATCCGCCTGTGCAGCAGGATCATTGCGCTTTGAACCCGTCAGCCCGTATTCATTGGCCGTGCTGTCCACGAACTGGAAAAGCCCCGAAGCAGACGAACGTGGGTTCTCTGCTGCAATGTTTCCGGAGCTTTCCAGATTGGCGATTGCCATCAGTGCATCGGTTGGCACACCATGACGCGCCGCCGCGCCTTCGATGATGCTGGCAATTTCATCAGCGGTCATGCGTTACCCCATAGAAAAAGGGCCACTCCGGAGAGTGACCCTTGGTTTTTCGGTGATGTGCGCCAGCTAGGCGGCTTTCTGTAGTTCCTGCGGGATCATCGCTTCGACAGTGACAATCGCGTGGAGCAGACGTTCTTCGACCATACCAAGAAGCGTTTCCATGGCATCGCGCTGTCGCTGGTCGTCAATGTCTGCACATCCCATGTGAACGGCGTTCACGAGGCTAAGCGTCATGCCCAAGTGGTCGGAGAAATCGATCAGGTCGCTGTTCTTGCTCATGCTGCTGCCGCCTGCTTTGGGAATGCCTTGGCGAGAACTGTCAACCCCTTCGGAGTGACGCGTACCTGAGTGCCAATCCACTCGGTGCCGTCCGGGCGTGGGCCGGTGGTTACTTTGTGCTCCAGCAGCCCCGCATTGATCTTCGACTGGAACGCCAAGTCGTCTTTTGCGCCAGCGCGGCGGTAGGTCCAAGCGTTTGTGCGCATCCACCGGCAGAGCACGTGAGGCGGGACGCCCAGATGCTTCGCTGTTTCGGTGCGGTTCAAGCTGCCGTGCGCTTCCGCAATCTGCTCATACGCCTCAACGGTCGGGGTCATTTCTTCGACGCGGCTCTGTAGGGACAAGACCTTCTCGACATTTTCGAGCAACAGGTAACGAAGCTGTTGCGGATCATTGAGCGCTGCGACCGGGTCGGCTTTCCGTGCCTCCAGTTCGTCCAGCCGGTCGATGACCTTCTTGCGCAGAGGGATGCTGTAGCCTGTGACCAGTGTCATGGTCAGATCACGGGGCAAAGCAAACTCGTCGTACTGCTGACTGTTCTGGGGGTCTGTCCATTTCTGGATATACCCCATCTCGTCAAGATCGAGGGCGGCGAACATGGTGCGAGTGTCGCGCATGACGTGCATGTGCTTTTTCTCACAAAGCTCCGCAATCTCGCGGGTGGTCATGGTGGCGGGCTTCGTGATATTGGTCAGGTCGTTCATCTGGGTACTTTCTCTACCTAGTTGATCATGGTTCCGCCCTGCGAAGGCGGGGCTAATGTTGACAGCGGCGGGGCTAGAGGCCTGCGAAACCTTCCCCGTCGCTGCCGTTGCGCCCAAACAGGCGCTTGAAATGGGCCATGCCCTTTTCGGTAATCTTGATCTCGTTGCCGATACCAAAAGTTCCGTCCGGGTACTGCAACTTGACGCGCTCCTGCGTCATAAGGCCTTGGCTAAGTGGTTCCGGCGTTGCCACCTGCGTGTAGTCATTCCCTTCTTCGTCGTGGCCGTTGAAGTCCACGTGTACGATGCGCATAGGGCGCTCCATCTTCATAATCTGGCGGACTGCTAGAGCGATCTCGGCGCTCTGGGTCCGCTTGTTTGCTTTAGCGCGATGCTCAATCCACCGCTTTTCCTCAGCGGGGAGACGAATTCGCAATTGAGGGTCTAGTCGGGACATTTTTCCTTTCCATGCCACACCGTGCGGCACGTCATGTGTGGCATGCGTGTGGCATAGCCGTCAAGCTGTTTGTGTGGCATTTGAGCGGCATGGCCCGCGACGACCAACATTTTAGGCTGCGCATCCCCGAAGACCTCAAGGCTCGGGTGGAAACTGCTGCGCGTGAGAACCACCGTTCCATGACCGCCGAAATCATCGCCCGCCTTGAACTGACATTCTCCCATGGCCCCATGGTGGATGAAGAACTGGCGCAACTCGTTATCGAGAAGCTCCAGGTATTCAGTGAGCGCCTTGACGAACTGGAGACAAAGCGCAGTGAAGAAAGTTAAGAACCTGGCGCTACCGGCGCTGTTCGTTATCGGCATGTGGGCGCTTAGCGCAGTTGTCGGGCCTGAGACTTGGCACTCTTGGACGCCGATCATGTTAGGCGTTCTAGCGATGGCGATTTACGCCCACTTTCAGGTCAAGTTTGAGAATATCGAAATGGACCTCGACATGATCGAAGAGGCTCTAGACCGCATAGAGCCAGACTACCATCACCAAGTTGCCCGTTTCCGCTATGGCCGTTCGCGTCCCGATATACTCAATCCGAGGGCTGACAATGCCTCAGATTGACTTAGAGCCTAAAGATTACTCTGCAACCTCCGTGAAGGGGGAGGCTGTTTTCCGCCAAGGCGGGTTGCGCAAGCTCTTCCTGTGGCTTGCCCTAATAGCAGCCCTCATTGGGCTGCGTTACGTATTTGAGATGGCATTGCTGCCCTTCGTGGCCCCGGCGGCAGAAGCCGTTACTAGGCTGTTCTTCAATTAAGCGCCGTCAGTCGCGGCAGCGGCAACTGAGGGAGCGGGAGTTGCGGTGCCTGAGCACCTGCGCCCGCCGTTAGTGCCTGTGTGACCGCTGGCGCTGCGCCTGACACGACTTGCGGCATCTGCCCGCCAGACCGTGCCATAGCAGCAGCAAGGCGGGCATTATTGAGGGTCATTGCAGTTGCGGCGCTGCGCCCTGCCATCCCTACGCCCATTGTTCCAGCGCCCAGAGCCGCACCAAGGCCGGGACCGCCAATTGCGTTGCCAACGGCAAACGGGATGCCGAAACTCCCACCCATACTGACAATTCCGGTCGGGGCCAGCTTGCCGAGGTAACGGGCCACATTCTCGATTTTGCCACCACGCGCCACAGACTGGATCGCGAGGATTTCTTGCCCCGACAGGCCCTTGAGTTGGCCTTTGACAATTGCCCGATCTAGCGCCCGGAATTCGGTGCGGAGAGCGTTCTCAAAGCCCGAACCTGAGAACTGCCCTGCCCGCGCCCCGGCAAGCTCGATGGCCGTCTCGATCATGTCGCCCTTCATTGCGCGGCTGTATATCTGGTTGGCCTGTGCGATTTCCGGGGCGATGGGATCAAGGAATCGATGAAACTCGTCCATCATCGCCATTGCAATGCGGCGCTCATCCCCATCCGGGCTTTTGAGTGCATTCTGGATAAGGCGACGAACCGACTGCATTTGATCGACCGACAGATTGCCCTGAGCGTAATCGTCAAAGGACCGGATAAGTTCGCTGACCTTCTGGTAGCTGTTATTGATGCGCCCGGTCGGCGTGATAATGCCTTCGGCGGCTGCGATTGCCCGCATATTCTGCGCCATCTGAGCGCTTGCGGGCTGTGCCAGAGTTGCCCCGCTCTTGCGCGCAGTTTCATACAGGGTTGATGCGCTGTCCTTGAGGGCTTCCACGCTGGGGATCGCGTTCTGTGCAGCACGATTGGCCAGCGCGCCAGCGCCAGCGCCAAGCGCGCCACCAAAGGCCCCGCCGATTGCGCCGCCCTGCAAGGCTAGGTTCATCCTTTCCTGCGCAGTCTCACCCTCGCCAGCGCCTGCAAGAGCGCCGTAGGCGGCACCTTCTGCCAAACCGCGTCCACCCATAGACAATGCCGTTGGCTTGGCTCCATTGAGCAGCGTAAGGCCACCGCGAGCCGCGCCAATGCCTGAGCCGACCGAGCCAGCGACATTGCCAACGGTGAAGGCCGTGGGATTAGCAGCTTCCGCCTCGGCAAAGCCTTGGCGGTTACGCTCAACCGCTTGGTTCCACGAACGGCCAGGATCAAACGGCTTACCCTGAACAGCGTCAATGCCCATCTCAATCGGGGCCATCATTGTGCCAAGGATTTCGTCGCCCCAGCCGAAAGTCATGCCTTGCATCAAACCAGACTGCGCCGATTGGATCGCGTTTGGCGTTTGCGCCGGGGCAAGCCCGACCTTCTGATCAAAGTCGGCACGGGGCATGTCGCTGTAGTGCTTGGAATAGAGCGCATCGGCCAATTGCCGGTCACTCATGTCCTCGTACTGCGGATATTGCTGCCGAATTTCAGCAAGAGTTGCCATTAGCGAATTCCAAGCGGGTCATTTGCAGCCGGGGAAGCCGCAGGAGCCTTGTAGTTGGCGAGCGGGTTGGGAACCTGCCCCTGCAATCTGCGGCCCTCTGCGGGGGTAATTTGTCGGTTGGCAACGGCCTGAGCGATTTCGGCCTGAGCGACGGTATATTCGTTGATCGCCTTCATGGTCGAAAGGATCATCTGATTACCACCGGGCTGATTGATAATCTGCGGCAAGGACGCCTTGAACAGCGCCAGATCGGCATCCGACATTGTGCCCGAACCAGGCGGGCGCTGTCCCGGCACCATCTGGTTGATGAGGGCTTGTGCGGCCTGCACTTCGTCCACGCCCTGCGTCGGGATGCCAAGAGAACCCGCCATCTGGACAAAGCTACCTTCCATGCCCTGAGGCGCGCTCTGCAAGAGACGGTCAAGCTCACCTAGCCGGATGTTGTTGCTCTGGGCGTTCATTCCGGCGTTGATAAGGTCGCTCGTCTGCGTGGCGAGGTTCTTGTCAAGCTGGTCATAGTAAGCGTCGGTCGCGCCCATGTTGTTGTTAATGACCGTCTCAGGCCCGCCGTTGATGAAGTCCGCAAAATCGGGGTGCTGCTGTGAGAACAGATAATTTTGCATGTCTGCGGTCATGTTCGGGGCCTGCGGCTGGCTCCGCTTCAACCCTTCGGACCAAGCCGCACCAATATCCCCTGTGGCCTGTGCCATCTGAACGAGGTCGTCATAGCCCTGAGACTGGAGCCATTCCACCGTGGCGTTGCGGGACTGTTCTTCTTTGGCCTTTTCTTCAGCCTCGAGCATGTACTGGTTATCGAGTTCAGCGCCCCGCATGAAGCCTTGACCGCCAGCAGCAAGACCCTTAGCAAAATTGTTACCAGAGAGCAGCCCTGTACCAAGTCCAATGAGCGCATTTGCCCCGTTCTTGGACTGGAAGCCCTTCCAGAAATCGTCTTGTCCCCACATGACCTAGCTCCCCCACACGTTTTTGTAGATGCCTGAGCCAATCGCCCCTGCTCCAAGCATCTGCTGCCACCATGGAGCCGTTGGCGTTGTGGTCGAAGTGGTTGTGCCAGCAGACGGTGCGGAAGCCGCAAGAATGCCTGTTGCCCGTTGCAGATCGTTCCATCCCGCGTTGTTCTGGGCATCGAACAGTCGCGCCTTGTCCTGAGCCTGCGCGGTGTTCCAAGTGTCTTGGATCTGGCCAGCCTGGAGATTGGCCGAGGCGGGCATATTGGACATGCTGTAGAGCGTCCCCATATTGCCGATAGCCTGTTGCTGGCGCTGCATGTCGTAGGGAGCCAGTGCGCCGACTAGGTTCTCTGTCAGCGTCTCTTGGTTGGACGCGCCGCCGAACCGGCCAGATGCATTGAATGCGCCATTGGTCTGGGCCTGCACATCATCCATGATCCGGGTGCGCAAGGGGTCATCACCGAAATTGCCCTGCGCAATCTGTGCCTGTTGCCCAAGGGTGCCGGAAACCCCGCCTGAGAAAATCGAGTTGTTCGGGTTGTTCGTCAGCGCCCCGATACCCGCCTGCGTCTGGCTGGACAGGTTCGGCACAAGGCTTTCGCCATAGACCTTCTGCCCGGTACCGAGCGCTGTGTTCAGCTTGGAGCCAATCGTGGAAACAGCCGTGTCCAACTCTTTGTTGGCAAGGCCGCTCGTCTGTGTAGTGGTTTCAGTACCGCCGCCGCCCATCAGGTTAGCTCCTTTTGCAGTCCATTCTTGAAGCCCGGAAGGGGCGAGTAGTCCGGCAAGACTTTTGACCAGTCCCGCCCGCAAATCCGATGGGCTTTAAGCCCGTATTGAACCAAGACGCCCTCTAGCGCAGCGGCAGCATGGCGGATGGTTGAAAGCCTATGCTTTGGCCCGCCCTCGATTTCCCCGACAACGGCAGTCGTCCAAGCCATTAATCCGTCTATCGAGACGACCCAAAGACCAGCAGCACCGTCGCTCACCTCGAATATGAACGCTGTGCCGTCCAAAAGCCGCCCATAGAGCGCCGTAAGGTCAAAGTCCGGATCTTGGGCCAAGGCTGGCTGCAAACGCGCCTCAATGGTCTCCCACTCGCGATCTATGCGAGCAGTGTCCAACAGTGTGACTTGCATCACGCCATGCGCTGCGTAGCGTCGGCTGCGAAGTAGTTCACCCAGACATGCACCAGTCCGCTGGCATGAGATGATGTCACGCGGATCACTTCGTCGGTATCGAGACGAAAGCCGGGAAGCGTCACTTCCTCTTTTGCGGTCATTGCCTTTGCATTGCGCCGGTAATAGCTCGTGGTGCCGTCATAGGTTTCCACGGTCAGGTTTGGCGTGTTGCCGCCCACCTCGACACACACAACGCTTTCCACCAAGGCCGCTTTGCCGAGGCTCAGAACGGTCGTTGGCGTATTGCCCGTAAGAATGGTCTTTTCAGTGAGCAGACCGCCATTGCTGAGAACCTGAAAGCTCATTTGCGCCCCGCGGTTGCCGCCACAACGTGATTAACCCCGTTGGCATAGGACCAGTCATCGCCAGCGTCGATATTGCGGCGAAACGCAATGTTCATGCCCCTGCCTCGCAATGGAACGCGCCCAGCACTGACCTTTGCCGCGCCCGTTTTCCATGTTGTCGAGCTATTAAGGCTGTCTTTGACGCCCAATTGCAGGGTGCCGCTGGCAGCATTATCAATCGGGGTGGCCCAGCCGATCAGGCCCGAAACAGGGCTGTTGCTAAAACCGCTTTCCAGCACCGCCGCATAGTTCGCGCCCGAAAAGGTCGCGTATTTCAGGTTCTCATCGAGCGCCGCAAACACCGGCTCGCCACCCTGCCAGAACCGATCGTCTAGCGGAGGCAAATTGTCATTATCGATCGGCCCGAAATCGTTCATCCCGTCCAGCGTATAGCCGGGGGTTGCAATCTGGCTGAGATAGGTGGTTTGCTCCTGCCAGTAGAACCATTTGTTAAATTGCCAGGAATAGCCCAGACAATCATCGAACACGGTTTCGGAGGTGATTTGCAGCGAGGGATAGCGCCACACCACCAGCTTGTTGAGTGGATCTAGCCCAACCTGCACCTTTGCCAAATCGGCTTGGTCAACGCGGTCGAAAAACCATTTGTCGATCTTGCCTGCCCCAATGTGCGCCAGACCATTGGCCTGAGAGAACATTTTAAAACCGTCCGTGGACAGCCAATAGGCAACGCCATCAATGCCGATCAGCGAGCGCCGGCCAACCGAACCGCGCTTGTCAAACGCCTTGAGCAGCGAGAACGTACCAGCAGGCCCGGAGCCGAACTGCATGACCCGGATCGCATCAGCCTGAAACAGCAGCGCCGCATTGTTCTTGAGGTCGATACCCCCAATCAATGCACCGCCATCCTCTAGCGGCTGCTTGTCCGCGCCCTTCTTTTTCCATTCGGTCTGGTCGCCAATGGCCGATGAGCGCACCAGCCGATTGTCCCGGTTGCTGTTCGCATCAAGGCAGTCCAGCCCCACCAGCGTATTCGCACACCGGAAAATGTCACGCGGCGCACCAGCGTCAGCAATGGCCGTAAACCCGGCTGGGCTTTCAATGTCGTAAGCCTGCAACCCGTCCGTGGTATTGGTGGCCATCAGCTTGTTGCCAAAGCCGGTCAATGACCAATCATCGCCAGAGGTGCAGTTGAACCCCGTTCCGATAGGCGTACCATCCAGTGCATAGGTTGCGCTAAGCTCGTAAGCCGCCGTGGCCGTAAAGGCGAACACCACGTTCGTCCCGTCGCGCTGGGTCAGCGACACCATGCCCCGGCAGGCTCCGGGCAATGCCGTGGCGCTTGCGGGCGTCTGGAGCGACGGTGCAGGGCCGTAACCGATTTGCTGGGGCTGCACCCCTTGCGCCTGCATGAGAACGCCTGGGGCAAGCTCTCCTGCGTCTGGGGCGAACTCTGAGAATGCGAACTGCATTAGAACTGCGTCGGGGTAGTTTCCCCCGTCCCAATGCGGTTGACGCCTTCGCGCATCAGCCGGGTGAATTCAAGCTGTTCCATCTGCTTGAACATTAGCGCTGCATTCGGGTCTGCCCAGCGGTTAGCCTCGAGCGATGCCCTGGCCCGATACATAATCAGGTCATAAGCGTAGAGCATCCATTCGTTTTCAGCATCTCCGTCCGTCGCTGGAGCTGCCACCTTGATGTGGCCAGTCGGGCGCATGGTGTAAACAGCATCGGGCGGCGGATAGAGCCGCACCGTCTTGTTCACATAGGCCCACGAATAAGGCTGGTTGCTGGTAACGTTCCCCTCAAGCGTTTCTGACCATCGATAGTCACGGCGCTTGAGCGCATTCACCTCACCGTTGCCTTCAATCAAGTAGAGCGCATCGAAGGTGTAGAAGTCCCCAACCGTGGCAATGTCGTAGTCGGACTGCCCTGCGACCGTGCTGAATGTGTTCGAGCGGGTTTCATTGAACCAGAACCGGCGCGGCTGGAAATAGCGAATAGCTTGCTGGATCTTGGTGCGGATCGCTGCGGTATCGCTGCGCTCGCTGTCATCCTCAATCTCAGCAATCATGGCGGCTTGAGTGGTCAAGATAGTCTCTCCTTACAAGCCTTCTCATGGAAATGGACGCCGCGCCCGATCTTCTGCCCACAATGTCGGCAGACGCCCTTTTCACGCGGTTTGGGGGCTTGTGCGGGGGCTGCGGGCACAACCTTTCGTGGCTGCGCCCGCAGGTAGTATTCAAAGGCCTTCATTAGCCGTCATTATCTGGAATGTAGGCGATGATGACCTCAAGAGCGCCAGCCGTGGGGCCGGAACCTGCGGTCAGGGTTGCCGTGATGGTGCGGTCGGCGGGAACCAAGAGGTCGGTTTCCACGTCAAGCTCAATCTGGCCAGCAGAGGTGAGAACAAGCGCCGAAGCGTATTCGTCCGCGTCATCTGCGTAACCAATGTCGAGCGTCTGCACAGTCGTTGAGGCGGTGAATGCAGTGGTCACGAAAGCGCCAGAGGCGTTCGGAACAATCACTGCACCAGCCGGGATCGTGCCCACATCGACGGACAGAGTGCCGTTGTAGGTCATGCTCTTGCGCAGATAATGGACCATCTGCTGGCTGTATTCGCGGGCGGTCGTGCCCTGAGTACCGGTTGCCATTGTCAGATCTCCTTAGGTGTGAGCAGCGGCATAGGTGGACACAACAACCGCGCCGAAATCGACGCTGTTGAACTGGGTCCGCTTCATGCCAATGATGCCCTGAGCGCTGATGCCGAGCTGGCGACCATAGTCGAACTCTTCTTCAACCCACTTGTACGGCGAGTTTTTGGAGAAGCGCGACGACTGAGCGAACAGCATGGCCTGAGCGCCGAACAGGACAGCGCGACGAACGTTGGCCTCTTCCGTGGCATTGCTGGAGTGAACGCCGGTCGTAACGTCTTCGTTTTCACGAAGGATCACGCCGTCATATTCACCGATTGCACCGGTATAGATCGGGTTGCCGGAAGTCTGTCCGCCCTGGAGGGCCGCAAGCTGAATATCAGCCCACGAAATCGAACCGGAAGCCTGCGCTTCCAGCTTGAGGTCCGTGACCTGATACGGATGCAGGTACATGACGTACTTGTCCGCACCGTTGATGCGCACAGGGCGGATCTTCGGGTTCATGGTCTGGGCTTTTTCCTTCGCCTTGACGACCATATCGAGGGTCATCGTGGACGAAGAAGATGCACCAACAGCCTGATCTGTCGAACCAGTCGCATAAATGCGGTTGGTCGGGGCCGACACAGAGTTAAGGCCGGTGTAGAGAGTGGACAGGCTGGTCGAAACGCCGCGATAGGTGATGGACGAGGCGGTATAGCCGCAGCCCTGGATGAAGAACGACAGAGACAGGCGTTCCGCATACCAATCGGCCAGTGCCATCTTGCCTTCTTCACGAAGGTTGAACAGCACACGCTGCTGGTCGATGGTGTCTTCACCGGCCACGCGCACGGCATGGGCTAGTTCGCTGACGAGAACGCTGTCCGAATAGGTGGTCAGGCTCTCTTCATTGCCCTCAAGCGTAGTGCCTTCGGACACACCAGCACCACGCAGACGAGTGCGCAGGCCGACAGTTACCTTGTCGCCAGCGGACTTGTTTTCGGTCTTGAGCTGGATGATGGAATTCGGGGTCGTGCCAATGAGCGGAGCGATCTCGAGGCCCTTTTTGACCTCGTAAGCCAAGTCTCGCGCCCATGTCTTGACCGCCAGGGCGTCGTTAACGCCATAGTTGGTCGTAGCCATTACAGGCTCCTATGATGGGTGAATTTTCGAGGGGGTTGGCGTGGTTTAAGGTCGCCGCCGCGACGAACAGGCACTTGGGAAGGCCAGCCATCCAGCCCATATCGAGGGCCAACCGGAGCGTTTATGGACCGCCGTCCTTATGCACGGACTATTGGAAAGCGTGGACAACCGATCCATACTTCTCCTTGTAGGCCGCGAATTCTTCATCACTCATCTCCGCAAGCTGCGAAGGCGTGACCTTGCCGATTTCGGCAGCAGCGCCACCGGTCTTGCCGAGAGAAATGCTGGCCTGCCGCGCTTCCTCGCGCTTAGCCACTTCGTTCATGTCCTTCTGCGGATCGGGTGTGGGTTCGGCGGGCTTTGGTGCCCAACCGCGTGTCCGCGCCAGCTTCTTGATGTAATCGCCAATGTCCCAGCCATTCTGAGCGACCACAGCAATGTGCTGGTTCTCGATACGCTGTAGCTCTTGCAAGGCCTGCTGCTGCGAGTATCCATAAACTTCCGTCAGCTCTTCACCCAATGACTTACGCAGCGCGTTATGCGCTTCAACGATGGTCGGGTCTGACTGTGCGGTCGCCGTGTAGCGGCTGTTTACGTCATTATAGACGCGCTCCCATTCCTGCTGCTCGCGGGTCTGGGTTTCTCGCTGCTTTGCCTCTTCGGCTTCGCGCTGCTTGCGCGCCAAAAGCTCCTTCTTGGCCCAGTTGACGATAGCCACCGGGTCATTGTCGTCCGGAATGTCATCTTCTGGCTTCTTCTGCTCTTCGGGTTTGGGCTGCGCCTGCTGTTGAACGTCCAGAAGGGCCTGCAAACGCTCTTCAAGCCGGATGGCGCGTTCATTGGCCTCCAAGGCCTTGCGCTCGGCTTCCTTGCGCTTCTCATTGGTCCTGTGGAAGCGATTGAATGAAACGGTTTCGGAGCGGCTTTCGCTGCCCTCGCCGTCTTCGGTATCATCATCGTCGTCTTCTGCCGCCTGTGCGTCTGCCTGTGGCTCTGCGGCGGCATTGTCTTCGGTTTTTGGTTCCGGCTCGTCGGGTGCCGGTTGTTCACCTTCCATCATGCCGGATTTGAAAGCAGCAAAATCCTCATCGGACATTGCATCAACGTCGATTTCCGGTGTTTCCACCGTGTCAAGCTCAGCCATAAGGCCTCCAGACTATTTAGGGGTGTCACCCAAGCGCGAAAGGGTCGCGCGCCCTAGCGTTTCAGCGCGCCCGCTACACCGTGAGGTTCATGCTGCCTGCCTCGAAAGGCGTAAGGGAAGCGATTTCAGCCTCAATGGTAGCTTTGTTGGCCTCTGCGCGGTCCCGTTCGGCACCCGCGTTGGTCTCATTGATCTCTGCATCCAGCTTGCCGAGCTGCTTAAGCGCAGTCTGCATGGCGATGGCCTGCTGTTCGGGATCGGGGCCAATGCTCTTGGCCGCTTCCTTGATTTTCTCGATAACGGAGGTTGGCAAGGGCGCATAATCCACCAGCGCAAGCTGGACCTGCGGGGGCAGTGCCGGAAGGATCGGCATGATGGACTGCCAAACCACAAGCTTCTGATCGGCGCTATTGACCTGCTCATCAACAATAATGTCGTATTCCTGGCTGGCGTCGATGGCCATTGGCACATACTTCGCACCGCCTTCGCCCACGATCCGCACTAGCCGCCCGTCATTGAGGTAGTTTTGGATGATGTAGAGCATCAACCGGCCCTGCTCGCGGCGGTAGCGCTTGAGGTTGTCGAACAGCGGGGCAATGATGATCATGCCTGCCTGCCGACGCTGGAATTCGAGGGACGCCGCTTGATTGGCCTCACGCATCCCCAGCAGCTCAACCGAAATGCCTGTGACGTCTCGCACCGACTGGATGGCGAACTGCATCATCTGGAAGAACGAAGACGGGAATTGCCCAACAGGCTTTTCCTTGACCTTGCCATTAGCAATCGCGCCGGGAAGGAACTTGGCGATCTTGTCAGGACGCGCCCAATTTCGCTCCAGATCCCGAATATTATCGGTCGCATCCTCTTCGATCATCAGCCCGCCCTTGGCGCTGACATTGAGGATATGAAGGGCTTGGCTCATCCACTTGTTGGACCAGCGCTGCGGGTCTTTCATGATCCGCATCAGGCCATAGGGAAGCCCCGTGACGCGATCCATGTAGGCAGTGACGAACTGGAAGCTGAAGCACTTGGGCGACAATGCCCGCGTGTCCTGCAACACCTTGCCGCCGATAAAGACGTTGCGAACCTCTTCGCCCTGAACACGCTGCACAGCATAGGGAATGCCCATCATGTCGGCGCGTTCTTTGAAGGCTGTGAACTTGTCCTTGTCCATGCGAGGCGACTTGCCTTCCATGGTCGCAACAATGAACTGTGGCACCTTCTTCTTGTATTGCAGATGCACCAGCGTAACGAGGTCGTCATCCTTGATATTCAGATCGCCCGCATTGCCCTCATAAAACCGGGCCTGTTCTCTGTCCTGGGCCTCCTCCTTGCCGTCAAGCGTGGCCCAGGACGCATCAATGTCGGCACGGTCAACGCCGTCGAACATTTCAAGCACAACAGAGGCAGGAAGGCGACGAACTCGCCACTGACGACGCCGGTCCACAAAGTTTTTCTTGCGGGCATTGCAATCCCACAAAACTTCAAGTGGGTTGACAGCATCCATGTCAGGAAGCCCCGCTTCGTCCATGTCGAAGTTAAGGGTCGTTTCGGTAACGCCAACGCCACAAGTTAGTGCATCAAGAAAGGCGTCACTGTCCTCATCGTCAGCGTCGGCCTGGTCACGGAACCACTTGCTGCCCTCGGTCAGCACCTCATTTGCCTTGGCATCGCCTTCCTCACGGGGGAAGTACTTCACTTCCTGCCGGTTGGCGATTTCCTGCCCGGAGATGGACTGAATGATCGGGTGGGTGCGGTTGAACGTGATGACCGGGCGCAATTGCTCCTTGAGGATCTTGCGTTCCTGTTCGGTCCACTGCTCTCCGGCCAGGAACTCGAAATCTTCTTTCGCTTCCTGATGCCACTTGCGGCAATGCTCCTTGTCGACGCGAAACCACTCCTTGAATTGGCGGAGCTGGCCTTCTTTGTCTGTCTCAGCCATTACGCCACCATAAAGTTGTCGGTATCGTCGTAATCATCGTGCATCCTTGCCCGATACCGATCGATCGGTTTGCTGTCTGCGCTCTTGGCAGGCACCCACGGACGAGACATGCAGGCGTAGCGCCATTCATCCGCGGCGTGATCTTCCATGTCGCTGTCGAGGTCTTCCGGTCTTGCAACATCATGCTGTAGAACCGGGATCGTTCTGATGCTGTCCACACAGGTGGAGAAGCAAAAGAGCATCGGCCTGCCGTCATCGTCACCCTTTAGGCGCTGGCGCATCATATCCCAGCCGCCCATTGCGCCCCGTTGCGCCACGCGCTTGTTGTCTGCCGGGTTCCAGTAGACCTTATGCGGTGCCATACGGCTTGCGATGCTTGGCCCGCCGTCCGATGAGAACGCAGCCGGGTCAAGAACGCCGTATTTGATCGTGTCCTTCGCCTCGCGCTCTGCAATGCCCTTGGCAACAGCATCAGCATCCAGTTTTAGACCTGTGTTCGGCTTTCCCTTTACGCAGCCGTACCATTCCCGGTATCGAACGATTGCGCCGCGTGGGATGATAATCTCAGGCTGCAACGGGTGCTGCGTGTCATCGCCAGCAATGGCCCACCAGCCGATGGAAAAGGGCTTTGCGCTACCCCAGTCACCAGAGCGAAAGCGCACCCAGTCAGACGGCAATTCAAAGGGCTGAATGACATGGCGCTTTTCTGACCACTCATCGAAGAACGCGCCCTCGATTGCCGACCAGTCGCCATCAACCCATGCTTTGACCAGCGCCTTGCCGCCCACCATCTGCAAGCGGGTCAGATAGCCAGGATCACCATGCAACATGATCTTGTTGTCAGTGATCCGCGACGGGATGACCGCGAACCTGTGTTCCGAGCCATCTTCTAACGTTCGCGTCATCATGCGCGGTCTGGCCGGGAACGGCACCAACCCGTAACGCTGTCGTAACCATTGCTGACCAGCGCCGCCCGGATTGGCAGTCAGGATCAACTGAACCGGAACGCCCTTTGCCGAGCGAAGCACACCGAACAGGCGATCAACAGGAGCCGGGTCAGGATATTGCCCAGCCTCTTCAACCCATGCGTCAGTGACGTTGCGGCCTTGGTATTGTTCCGCATCCTGCACGCGGTCCAAATAAGCAAAGCTGACCTTGCCGCCGTTCGGCATTTTCCAGATTAGCTTACTCTCGTTGAACTTGCCGCCAAGAGGCCCGAATATCTGTTTGCTGCGCTCTATCGCATCCTCTGACGATACCGTAGTGCGCCGGAACATGATCGCGTTGAACGCCGAGCCGTAAC